CAGCAGCAAGAGTAGAGAAAAAAGTTACAATTTCCGCAGGAAGCCTAACAGGCGGCTCAGGAGATGCAGATGTTATTGCCGGAGCAATTAATGCTGCTAACTTTACTAATATTGTCGCACTAGTTGATAGCTCAAATAGAGTAGTAATTCAACATAAGATCGGCGGCGAAATCCGCATTGATGATACGGATTTATTATTCAACGAAATGGGTTTTGTAACTAGTGGAAATACTATAACAGCAAATCTCTATGCATCGCCAAGCGGCGACGCTAACAACCAGTATATTGCAAGTAATTGGGAACCCCTAACTTATACACCTTCTAATGACGAACCATTAAGCCTAACTGAAGATGGCGAACTATGGTATAGTTCGATCATTGATGAAGTTGATATTATGGTTCATAACGGACCATCTGATGGATGGAAGGGATATTTAAATGTATATCCTACCACTAATCCAACAGGGCCAATTGTAAGTGCTAATGAACCTAAAGAACAATCAAACGGCAGCAATTTAGTTGACGGCGATCTTTGGATTAGTACAGCAGATATTGAAAACTATCCAATAATTTATCGTTACAATGTTGTGCTTGAAGAATTTGTACTGCTCGATAAGACCGATCAAACTACTGAAAACGGAGTTTTGTTTGCAGATGCTCGCGAAGCAACAGACGGTGGAAGTCCAACAGTTGCTCCAGCGTCTACTATTGCAGAACTACTTGAGAGCGACTTCTTAGACCCAGATGCTCCGGATCCGGCATTATATCCGAAGGGTATGCTGCTATGGAATCTACGTCGTAGTGGCTTTAATGTTAAGCGTTTTGAGCGCAACTATATTGATCAAGCAGGTGACAATGCTCGATTCCAGGTAATTGGTAATAGTGGTGATCTAGAAGATCAGTCAATGAGCGATTACTATCTACCCCGTTGGGTAACTGACAGTGGTAATAACCAAGATGGTTCAGGCACTTTTGGACGTCATGCACAGCGTAAGAGTGTTGTACAAGCACTACAGGCTATGGTGAATTCAAACCAAGATATCCGCGACGAAGAAAGTCGTCAGTTTAACTTGATTGCTACACCAGGATATCCTGAACTGATTGGCGAAATGATTACGCTAAACTATGATCGTCGACTGAGTGGTTTTGTTGTAGGCGACACACCTGCAAGACTAACACCAGATGCTACATCACTTAACGAGTGGGCAACCAACGTTAGACTAGCAGTTGAAGACAACGACGATGGTGCGGTAAGCAGAGATGAATATCTAGCAATGTATTATCCATGGGGCTTTACTTCAGATAACCTTGGCAACAACGTAGTTGTTCCACCGAGCTTCATGGCACTGCGCACCATCGTACTCAACGACCAAGTAGCGTTCCCCTGGTTTGCTCCAGCAGGTACAAGACGCGGTGGAGTTACAAACGCATCTGCAAGTGGATACATCACTTCAGAAGGCGAATTCCAAAGTGTTGCACTAAACACTGGTCAAAGAGACACCCTATATGTCAACAACATCAACCCAATTACATTTATCGCAGGTGCTGGACTAGTGGTGTTTGGACAAAAAACTCGTGCTAGAAATGCAAGCGCACTTGATCGTGTAAACGTAGCACGTTTGATTGTGTATCTAAGAGGACAGCTAGAACTGTTGGCAAGACCATATCTGTTTGAACCAAATGACAAGATCACCCGTGATCAAGTCAAAGCCGCAGCAGATGCGCTGTTGCTAGAACTGGTAGGTCTAAGAGCACTGTATGACTTCCTAGTAGTGTGTGATGAATCAAACAACACCCCTGCTAGAATTGATCGTAACGAGCTTTGGTTAGACATAGCAATTGAACCAGTAAAAGCAATCGAATTTATCTACATTCCATTGCGTATTAAGAACACAGGAGAAATTGCAGCTCTAGGATAATGTACGCACATAATGGACGGGGATTTTACCCCGTCCAGAAGCGTATAAATACTACTGTAATAGGAGAATAGAATGCCAATCACAACACTTACAAACATATCGGTACCAACAGAAGCAGGCGGATCAAATAGTTCACTATTGATGCCTAAGCTACAGTATCGCTTCCGTGTTTTCCTAGACAATTTTGGAACCACAGGCGGCCCCGACGGTATTAGAGAAATAACTAGACAGGTTATTGACGTAACTCGTCCTAACTTAACTTTTGAACAGATGACTATTGACGCTTACAACTCGAGAACTTATCTTGCTGGTAAGCACACATGGGAACCAGTTACACTTAATCTACGTGAAGATGCTAACAACAACGTACAAAAAATCGTTGGTCAGCAGCTACAACGTCAGTTTGACTTCTTTGAACAGTCAAGCGCAGTATCAAGCGGTAGCTACAAGTTCCAAACTAGAATTGAAATTCTAGACGGCGGCAACGGCGCAGCAGGCGCTAATGTTATCGACCGCTTCCACTTAGTAGGCTGCTACATTGAATCAGCAAACTATAACACACTTGCATATGCAACCAACGAACCAGTAACTGTTGCTCTAACTATTCGTTATGACAACGCTATACAGTTCGGTGCAGACGAAGACTTTGTTGGAGTTGGCGAACCTGTTGTTCGTGCTACAAATGCTTCAGTTGGCGGCACAGGCGTTACTGGCTAATATTATTGGTTGGTATCTATTCGAAAAGGCGAGGACTTCGGTTCTCGCTTTTTATTATCTACCCGGTTAATAACAACAGATAAATATTTGTATGAGCATACGAGATCCATATCTAATTAATGTTGACCTAGATGTACATCTTAGAGATGCACGTCATGCTCACAGATTGTATACAGAGCACAGCTTTGCGCTAGCCCCCAAAACTAAATTTTTATATCACGTAGTATTCCAGCCTATCGCAGCCATAGGCGACGCAACAACAAGTAACAGTTTTAAGTTTCGAAAAGAAATAGGCGTTCTTGCTAAAACTGTTGATCTTCCGCAATACCGTGCCACAGTGGACAACAAGCAACAGTATAACCGTAAAAAGAATATACAAACACGTATTGATTATCAAGATGTAACAGTAAGATTTCATGATGACAACAACGGTCTTACAAGAGCTATGTTAGAAGAATATTATAGATATTATTTTAGAGACGGTAATAATAATCCGTCAACTGGTTCATATAGACCTAGAGACAAATACAGTACTGTTGTACCAAAATACGGTCTAGACAATGGCGCACAGGTTCCTTTCTTTGAATATATAAAAATATATCAACTAGCAAGACGCAACTGGTTCAGTTATACACTGATTAATCCGCTGATCTCACAATGGGGACACGATACTCTAGACAGCAGCGATGGCGCAGGCATGATGGAAAATTCAATAGTACTAGCCTATGAAGGTGTACTATACGATCACGGAAAAATCGACGGTAGTGAACCTGCAGGATTTACCAGTGAAGAAACACGTTACGATAATGTACCCAGCCCGCTGGGTTACTGGAACGAAAGCCTAAGCAGTTTTTATACTGCCGAACCTACACTGCTAACACCCACTGCAAATACTCCCAGAGGATTGTTGTCTAGGATGAGCAACAGTGGCAGCAAAGGCCCAGGATCAAACATTCAAAACACTGGACCTAGATTACCAGGTGCATTACCGCAGTATCTAATACCTACACAGGATACACAAGCAGATCGCTCAGTCAGCACTGTGTCTACTTTTGGCGGCAGAATATCAAACAGTGACGCACTGATCAGCGGCTTATCTACTAATCCCAGTGCTAACAAAAGTTTCTTAGCCAGATCTCTAAACAGCGGCACCGTTAACGGCGTTAATTACAGTACATTTACTGGTCTTAACGCAGGCGCTAGATCTGCTATAGAAACAGATTTAAGAAATTCAATAAGAAGTGGCGACAAAAAATTGTCAAGCTTTGCACAACAAGCAATTAACAGTACAAAAGGTTAATCATGGCAAGATCAGACAGCACAACTGAAACTACAAAAGAGTTAACAAAAGAATTTTTCAACAACTACTTTAATCAACAGATACCTTACAAAGCCAGTGAAGTTGATGCTGTGATAGGTTATTTTTTAAAAAGAGGCTTTGAAAGAATAGCGGCTGTGAACACAGCAAGTATTCTACTACAACAGGCCAGCGTTGATCAGATCACAGTGTTTCAATTGATAGACACACTCAAAGGTATAAATGACGTACAGCTATCAAACATTGTAGCACAGATCCTCAATCTTAATAGATCAAAAACCAGTACCATAGGCTATAGAGTGCCACTGTCTACACAACTGTTTGACCAAAGACAAATAATAGTATAATGTCGAGATTCGCACAGGGAAAGTTCAAACCTTAAAAAATCCTGAAAAAGTTATGTGGGTAACAAAACACCCACATATAGATCAGGTTGGAATTTCACTTTATGAAATTCTGTGATGAACATACCAGTGTAACACAATGGGCTAGTGAAGCTATACGCATCCCATATCGTAATCCTTTTACAGGCAAACAGACTATCTATGTGCCTGACTTTTTTATTGCCTATGCTGACAAAAGCGGCAAATCTCATGTAGAATTAATCGAAGTTAAACCGTCAAATCAAGCGGTCAAAGAACGTACTGGACGCAGCAAGCACAATCAAGCACATTGGGTACTGAATCAAGCCAAGTGGGAAGCTGCTAGAGCATGGTGTAAACAGAAAAATATATTCTTTAGAATAGTTACTGAACAGGACCTCTACCATCAGGGACGAAAAAGATAAATAATAGTAGCATATAATGGAAGTTAATATGACAAAAAACTAGAAGATCTTTTAGGACTACCTGAATCTAAAGATATAATCAAACAGGCAGAAAAGCAAGAACGTGATCAAAAAAAGTACGAAGATAAACAAGTAGAACGTACCTTCAGAGACATAGCTGAATTTGACAAAATATCGTCAGCACTGCCAGCAGTACAGGGCCTGGGAGAAATGGCCGATACTGAATTAAACGATATAGCTCAACGTGCTCTTACTGCTTATGAAGATCTAATGGATCTAGGTATGAATGTAGAAAGTCGCTATTCAGGCAGAGTATTTGAAGTAGCAGGCAATATGCTTAAAACCAGCCTAGATGCTAGGGTTGCTAAATTAGACAAAAAACTCAAAATGGTAGAACTACAACTCAAAAAAGAAAAGCTAGACAAAGAAGACAACAACGGCGAAGGCGGCATTATCAACGGCGAAGGCTATGTAGTAACAGACCGCAACAGTCTTCTACAACGTCTTAAAGGACTAGACAAAGATAAATAATACATAATAGGATTAATGCGCAATGAGATCTTTTAAAGACATACTAACAGAATCTAAAAAACCTATCCATTTAAGATAGGTGTAGCAGGCGAACTTCCAGAAGGTTTCCAAGATCGTATGGAAACTGCTCTAAAGAGATTTGGATTAATTAATGTAAGTTCTGGTAAAAAGACACCAATACAGGAACGTCCGTTGGATTTCCCACAGCTACAGAACATGGAAGTTACTTACTTTGAAACAGAAGTAGAGTATCCGACTACTACGCAGGTACTACAGGAATACCTAGGGAAATCCTGTACAGTACCGCAGAGTCATATTATTGTGCGCAATCCAAATGAACCACAAGAGCGTTATCAAGAAACACAAGAAAACAATCCATATGAAACAATACTAACCAAAGAAGACATGGGCGGCGAAAGCGCACAATCTTCAGTGGGTGCTAGTCGTGTAATGGATCTGCTCAAAGAACTTGAAAAGGCACAGAAAGAAAACAAACATAGCGGCGCAGAAGGTGCCCCTGTCGGTGAATCCAGTAACATCGACACAAAGATAAACACTAAAAGTCCGATAGGGAGCTAACATGTCAGATATGAAAAAACTAATAGAATCAATTGATAGATTAACAGAATGCCCACCAATGGAAGGT